TTGGATAGAAATATTATACGTGGTGCAAGTATAGGGTAATTAAAACAAAACAAAATTTAATTTATTTAAATAATATGAAGATAATAGAACTAATAATAGACGAAAACGAACAACTTTCAGGAGTAGATGCAGTTTCAATAGTAGAATTTCCTGCAATAGAATCTAACTTTATTTCATTAAATAAACAATTAGCATTGGCTAAAGTTGATGATGAAAAACGTATTTTAATGGGCGCAGCTTTAATTCCTAATAAGCACATTTATAGAAGAAATGGTAATGATGAATATTACATTTTCTTTTCAGATGAAACGGTACGCAAAGCAAGTGAATTATTTTTAATGAATTCAAATCAAAATAACGCTACATTAGAACACGATAAAGAATTAAAAGATTTAAGTATTGTTGAATCTTGGATTGTTGAAGATACTGAAATGGATAAATCTAAAAAGTATGGTTTAGATGCACCTGTAGGAACTTGGATGGTTTCTATGAAAGTAAACAATGATGCTATTTGGAATGACTTTGTTAAAACAGGTAAAGTAAAAGGATTTTCGATTGAAGGATATTTCAGTGACAAATTAGAAATGAGCTTAGAAATTGAAAAAGAATTAGAATTACTAAATAAAATAAAAGATATTATTTTAAAATCAGAATTAAAAGAAGGTGTTGAACATTATACAAAAGACGGAAAATTATATACTGGTCCTACCCATAAAGATGCTGAAGGAAAATTAATGACAGGCGCAACACATACAGAAGGTAGTGAATATTTATATCACAAAGAAGATATAATTGCATACGAAAAAAAAAAGACTAATTTAGAATCATATACAGACTATCCTGAACAAGCCACAGAAAATGCAAAGATAGCTTTAAGATATGCAGAAGAAAATGGATGGGGAAGTTGTGGTACTCCTGTAGGTAAAGCAAGAGCAAACCAATTAGCAAATAGAGAACCAATAAGCGAAGATACAATTAGTAGAATGGCATCTTTTGAAAGGCAAAGACAAAATTCAGACAGACCATTAGGAGAAGGTTGTGGACGTTTAATGTGGTTAGCTTGGGGTGGTGATGCAGGTGTTGAATGGGCAAGTAGAAAATTAAAACAAATAAGAAAAGATTAATGTTTAATTTAATAAATAAAATTATGAGTAATAAAACAAGTTCGCCAAAGGGTGGTAAAAGAGGATGTCTATGTAAAGACGGAACGTATGATTCAAAATGTTGTAATGGTGAGTTATCTGAACAAGGAATTGGTGCTACAGTAGCACAACAATCAAGCACAGTTACAAACACAAATACAGCAAGAGTTATAACGGGTGTAAGTTCGTAATTTATAACAAAACTAAATAATAATAATTTAAACTATAAATACTTATAAATATGAATGTAATCAATGAAATCAAAACTCTTTTGGGTATGGATGTAAATCTTGCTCAAATGAAACTTAAAGATGGAGTTACTGTTTTAGAAGCTGATGCTTTTGAAACGGATAATGCTATTTTTATTGTTAATGGTGAGGATAGAATTCCTGTACCTGTTGGAGAATACGAATTAGAAGATGGTATGATTTTAGTAGTATCCGTTGAGGGTGTTATTGCTGAAATTAAAGAGGCTGAAGCCGAAGTTGAAGAAGCTCCTGAAGCAGAAGCTGAAGTAGAAGTTGAAGCACAATCTGCTAATCCTGCAACTCCAAAAAGAATCGTTGAATCAGTTTCTAAAGAAATGTTCTTTGCAGAAATTGAAAAATTAAGAACTGAAATTGCTGAATTAAAATTAGCTAAAGAGGTTGTTAAAGAAGAATTAAGTTCAGATATTATTGTTGAAGGTGTTGAACCATTAACACACTCACCTGAAGTTAAAAACGAAGTAAAACTAAATAGAATATCAACTAATCGCCAAATGACTACACAAGATATAGTTATGGCAAAACTTTTTAATTAATAAATTATGGCGACTACAACATCCATTACAACTACCTATGCGGGTGAGTTTGCAGGAAAATATATTTCTGCTGCATTATTATCAGGTTCTACAATCGCTAATGGCGGTATTGAAGTAAAACCAAACATTAAATACAAAGAAGTTATCAAAAGAATTGCTACTGACGGAATCGTTAAAAATGCAACTTGTGATTTTGATGCTACTTCTACTGTAACTTTGACTGAAAGAGTAATTACTCCAGAAGAATTTCAAGTAAATTTACAACTTTGTAAAAAAGACTTTAAATCGGATTGGGAAGCGATTCAAATGGGATATTCTGCATTTGATACTTTGCCTCCAAGTTTTGCTGATTTTGTTTTAGCACACGTTGTTTCTAAAATTGCTGAAAAAACAGAACAAAACATTTGGAAAGGTGTTAATGCTACTGCTGGTGAATTTGACGGATTTTTAACTCTTGCTGCTGCTGATGCTGCTGTTCTTGATGTAGCTTCTCCTGCTTCAGGTGGTGTTACTGCAGGAAATGTAGTTGCAGAACTTGGTAAAGTTGTGGATTTAATTCCAGCTTCACTTTACGGAAAAGAAGATTTGTATTTATATGTTTCTCAATCAGTTGCTCGTGATTATGTACGTGCTTTAGGTGGATTCGGAGCTTCAGGTTTAGGAGCTAACGGTACAAACGCACAAGGTACACAATGGTTTAACAATGGTTCATTATCTTTTGATGGTGTTAAAATATTTGTTTGCAACGGAATGACTAACGATTATATGATGGCTGCACAAAAATCTAACTTATATTTTGGAACAGGTTTATTATCTGACCAAAACGAAATCAAAGTTATTGATATGGCTGACATTGACGGAAGCGAAAATGTTAGAGTAGTAGCAAGATTTACTGCAACTGTTCAATATGGTGTTGGTGCTGAAATTGTACTTTACACTCCTGCAGCGTAATTAACAATTGATATTTAAACAAGGGTAGGTAAGAGTGCCTGCCCTTTTTTATTAACTTTTAAAATATAAAACTATGCCTTGCGATATTTCTTTAGGAAGAGCCGAACAATGTAAAAATTCAGTAGGAGGATTAAGAGCTGCATACTTCATTAATTGGGGTGATGCAACAACGGTAACTTATTCTGCAACTGCAGGAAGTGAAGACGTAGTAACTGCATTAGGAGGTACTCCTATTGGTTACAAATATGAATTAAAAGGAAGTTCTACATTTGAGCAAACTTTAACTTCATCAAGAGAAAATGGAACTACATTTGTAGACCAAAAATTATCTTTAAGTATTAAAAAATTAACTATTGCTGACCACAAGCAACTTAAATTATTATCTTACGGTAGACCACAAGTTATTATTGAAGATAACAATGGAAACTTCTTTTTAGCAGGTTTAACTAAAGGAATGGATTTAGTTACTTCAACTATTTCAAGTGGTGCTGCTATGGGTGATATGTCAGGATACAAAATGGAATTTCAAGGAATGGAGCCTGTACCTGCAAACTTTGTAACTGGACCATTAACTACAGGTATTTTAGCTTCTATTGTTGAAGGTACTGTAGCATAATATTATTGTTTGTTTTTTTTAAAGAAGGGTGCTATTTATTTAGCATCCTTTTTTGTTTTAAAACAATTTTGTATTTAAATTATTAATATATAAAAATAGTTTATGATAATTTTAAAAGAACAAAATACAGCACAAAGCATTACATTTATTCCACGTGAAATGAATGCTACAACTATTGTTTTAAGAAATGAAACTACAGGAATTGAAAATAATATAGCTGCAGATTTTTATTTGTCAGATTATTACATAACTGCTACAACTGTTTTTAGTTTAAAAGAAAATACATTTTATAATTTAACTATTAAAAATGGTAACAATACAGTTTATAAAGATAAAATCTTTTGCACAAATCAAGCAAACGATACTTATACAGTAAACCAAAATCAATACGTGGCAAACGTAACAAACAACGAATTTAAAATTTATGAGTAATATATCAATAGTAAATTTAAGTGCTTACACAAGCCCTGTAATACAAGAAAACAAAAAGAATAATTATATTGAATACGGAAGTGATAACAATTACTTTCAATATTTAATTGACAGATATTTATATAGTGCTACAAATGGTGCTATTATTACAGGTGTTGCTAATATGATTTATGGTAAAGGTTTGGATGCTTTAGATTCTAACAAAAAGCCAAATGAATATGCACAAATGAAATCTATTATTAAAGATTCAGATTTGCGTAAAATAGCTTTAGAACGTAAATTGTTAGGAATGGCTGCTATGCAAGTTGTAATAGAAAAGAAAACAGTTAAACAAGTGCTTCATTTTCCTATGCAAACTTTACGTGCTGAAAAATGTAATGATAAAGGACAAATTGAAGCTTGGTATTATCACCCTGATTGGACTAAAAAGAAACCAAGTGAAGATTGTAAACGAATTCCTGCTTTTGGTTTTGGTAATGGTAATGAAGTAGAAATATATGTTATACATCCTTATGTAAGTGGATTTGACTATTATAGTCCGATAGATTATTCAGGTTCTTTACCTTATGCTTTATTAGAAGAAAACATAGCAGATTATCAAATCAACGATGTTCAAAACGGATTCTCTGGAACTAAAGTAATCAACTTCAATAATGGTATTCCTTCTGAAGAAATGCGTGATAAAATGAAGCGTGATGTTATGGGTAAATTAACAGGAGCAAGAGGTGAAAAAGTTATTATAGCTTTTAATGCTAATGCAGAATCTAAAACTACTGTAGAAGATTTACCTTTAAACGATGCTCCTGCACATTACGAATATTTA